ATTTTGTTCTGAGAAAACTCTTTCCAGTCTTTAAAATATACTAATGACTTTTCCCTGATGGCTTTTTCTCGGTGCTTAAATTCGTTTTCTAACTGATTTTCTTTTTGACGTGTTGTCAAAAACATATCACTTAAAATCGAAGTGTAGTCTTGTTTATACTCTTCAATTTCGTTTAGTATTTCTTTTTTAACTCCCTCTTGCTTACTAAAGAATTCTGTAGCTTCTTGTTCATTCATTTTATGAAAAAGATTCTTCATGAGTTCATGAAATGGATTAACATAAACTAGATTATAGTCCTGATACAAAAGAAAGAGATTGATTACATCAGTGCTATTCATCGATTAACCTCCAATACCTGGCTCTTGATTTTTTGAGAAATCTAGCTCCCAGATTGCAGCTGACTTTTCATCATGAGCCTTACCATAAGCAAATTGTTTAGCTACATAGAGATCCATATCTTCAAGTGCTAGTGTATCCTGATAGCGTTGTAAGTTAATTCCTCCACCTACAACTGCATCATAGCGCCCTTGAATGAAAGAAGTCGCCTTACCTTTTTCTTGAGAGATTGAAGGAATGATTTGTAAATTTAAAGGTACCGCCTTGTTATATGCTGCGCTGTCTGTGAAATTAATTAGTTTCTTCTCGATCTCCCAAATTTCTTCTGAATTCACGACAAGGACAATCTTATTGGTCGTATCGACAAAACTAACTCCATCAGCTTTTACAGAGTGGAATTTGAAGATTTCTGATACCTGGTTTACTGTTTCCTTGGGATTTTCAAAAGTTAATTTTAAAGCTTGTTTTTCTTTTTTAGGATAAGTAGTATTTGAACCTTGAGCTACTCCCGTCAATTGTCTTGTTAGTCCTAGAGGTTTATTATCACCATCGCCGTTTAAAAACCCTTCTTCCAATGCTACTGCAAAAGCTTCTGTTAATTGAGTTCTTACAAAATTTTCAATCCAAATCGGTCCAAGTTCTTTAAAATCTTTCGGGATCACGATGAAAGCCGTTAACTTATGCTGGATTTCTTGTTTACTTCCAAAACTAGCTTTTAATTGTCCTTTGATTTCTCCAAAAACCTTGCCCCAAACTGCTCCACCGCTACGCTCTGATGTCAAAAAGTTCAGTCGGATTCCTAGGTTTTTTAGTCCAATTTTTTCAAGCAAGGGATGTTCTGATTTTATATCTTCAAAAATTCTGTCAATCGTCTCCTCTGGGAGAAGTTTTTCCACCCCTTTAGGGATATTCTTATCAAACTCATTAAAGAATACCATTTCATTGCCCTTTAAAGTATTAGGCTGTGATGTAAAGCCATCTTCTAAATATGATGCGGTTTTAGCTTCTTCGATCATATGTTCCTGCATTTTGTCTAACATATCACCATAAAGTTCTGTTTGCTGATCTTGTGGAGCATTAGTTTTTACTGCATTCATAAATGCCTCTCTAGCTTGCATGTATTCGTTTCTTGTTTGTCCTTTAAGTCTCATTGTCATATTTTTTATTTCCTTTCATTCTTAAACAAAAAAGGCAGAACAAAAAACGTAATTTACGTCTTATGTCCTACCTCTTGTTTTCAAGTCAGTATTTAAAATTTTTGTTGTGTTTTGGTTTCTACCATGGTCACAACACCATCTGAAATTATCAACCGAATGTCACCATATTCTGGTAACTTTACACTCTTAATTATACCACGATTTAGGAAGTAAATCCAACCTTTGCGTAATTCGTTCATATATCCTCCTTTCTCTAAAAAGGTAGTCATTTTGGGATATCTAGTGACTACCACCTCCACCTTACAGCCCCAAGGGTTTATAAAATGCGTAGTCAGGTAGTCACCTCACTCCAAAAAAAATAAATAATAAACACCTTTAATCTATTCATTCTATTTACTGTATAAATAATATAAAATAACTACTTTTTAATATAAAAGTCAATCACATCAAGGGTTTAGGGGGTAGTCAGTAAAATCTTAAAAACTACCCTTGTTTTTAAATCCTTTTGTTTAAAGGTTCTAGCCACTCTCTTAAAGGTAGTCATTTTTTGAGTTAGTGACTACCCTAACTACCTTTTAGGTTTTGAGTAACCAGGCTTAACACTTTTTCCAAATTTTAAAGATCGTTTGTGTTCCCATCCCTCTTTATTTTGCATGTACTTTTTAACCTTTGCTTTATCCTTTGGTGGTGCTTTGTCAGTTAGATAGACTTCTTGGAAGAATAGGTTTATAGTCATCTTGTCACGTTCTACTAGTTCGCCATATTTATCTGTATCAAGTTCAACAGTTCCACCTTTGCTATTTCTAAAATAGCCCTCGTTCATCATGTCATAAATATAGTAATACCTGGTTCTATCTGTAACTGGGTAATGGTACATGTTTTTTGGAAAAGGTAAAGCCAAATAACGCTCCAAATCCTCAAGAGTTTCATCTACAAACTTGTAACGACTTCTTACATCGTTTACTAGTTTTTCCTGTTCATCTGTCAAGTTCAACACCTGGTTAGATCTCCAAGCTAACACCATAGCACCCCAAAAGTGTCTACGGTCTTTCTCTGTCCACTTCCTGCCCTTATAGGCGGTGTCTTTGTATACTTCAGCAACCAGAAAGCGCCTTTCCCCTGTCAGATCGTTTAAATAATCATGGTCATTAGTTGCCCTGACAATGATGAAGCTCTTAGGTAGTCGTCTATCACTAGAAGCGTAGGGCGGTCTATACTCTAGCTTAGTTTCTGTGATGAACTTCTTCAACTCTGAAAAACTAGCTTTTTTACTGGCCACCATTTCATCATCAAACACACACCAGTTTCTCACCATCCTAGCCTTGTCATCCTTATCTGTGAAAGTTTCAACGGTTGTAAAATACTTGTGAGTAAAAAGCCCCTCAAAAAATTGAGTCTTTCCCACTCCCTGCCTTCCGGTCAAGTCCAGCACAAAATCAAACTTAATAGTGGGATCAAACACCTTTGCAACTGCTCCACGAAAAAACAAGTCCATGATAATACGGTTATATTCGTCATCCTTGATATTGAGGTAATGCCTTAGAATATCAAACGTATCTCGCTGATTCACTAATTCTTTATACTCACCTTCGCATGATTCTAGGTAGTCTTTTAAAGGATTGTAGCTATGCTCTCCGGCCACTACTTCCAAAATATCAGCGATATCCCCTTTTTTATAATCCATCTTATACTTGGTAGCAATATAAGCCCTAATCTCTCTGATAATCAGATCATCGATTGTACCGCTTAAGGTTCTACCGTTCAACTTTATTGGTTTTGTCACATCAATTTCATAAGTAAAGGTGTTGTACTGTATAGCCCCTTTCAGCTTGCTATCTCCACTTAAAATCTTCTTGAGATTGTCCAAGGTTATGGCAAAGCCTTTCCCTTTGGTTTTAGGTGTTAGATGCAGGCTATTGTTTTCCTCATTGGTCTCCCTTGCTTGGGTCAAGTCCACCACGGTAGGCGATGCTCTTGGCTGATTCTCTTCAATGATTTTATTTACAATTTCTTCACTATTCAAAAGCTACCTCCTTATAGAATTTAGTTGCTACTTCTAGGAAATAGCTGGCTAGTTCTTTCCGTTTGACGATTGCAGAAAACAAGTCCACCAGCTGACTAAAACTGTAGCCATTCACAAATAGTAAACGAACAAAGACCGAAGTCTCATATCTGGTATAAATACCGTTACAAATCAGGTCAAAAATCCAGCCTTTCAGCTCCACGCCAAACCCCTGCCGTTGCTCTGTCAATTTGTTTACTTCTAAATCTTTCAGGATCGTCAGCAAGTCAGGACTAGCCAAAGCAATTTCCAATGATCTAGTTAGTTCCCAGCCCTCCTTATGGCTTTTATCATCTCTGATAGTTACATATAAGCCTTTGTACCGAAAATCTGTAAGTCCCTCACCTATCGGCTCGTAGTACACAAACTTATAGTAGTTGCCATTCTTCCATACTTGTGTAGGGGTAGACTTGAGAAAGGCAAATAATGCTAATTTTTCAGCTGATAAAATCAACTCGATCACTCGCATTCTTCCACCCCCATAAATTTATGAATGTCGTCCACTAAATAAAATACAATTCTTGAATCTTCATCGGGCGGTTGATAACGCCGTAAGCCCAATCTCTCAAACTTACTTAGTGTATTGTCGCTGATTTTTAACTCTTGCTTGACTTCACTTCTATTCATCAACTTAAGCATTCTAGGCGGTACTTTCTCACGGCTTTTTAGATAACGCTCGATAGCTTCTAATATTTTTGTTTTGAGTTCCTCAATCATCTTTTCAAACATATCATCACCCCCAAGGTCTCACCCCTGCAAGTTGAATATATCGCCCATAGTCAGGGCTTAATTCCTTACTAGGTGTTTCTATCGTCTGTTTGCTTTCTCGCTCAAATTGGGAGCTTTTTTTACGGTCTCGGCGGTTTAGATAAAGCAGCAAACCAATCAATAGCATCATGAAGATAACCGCCTGTGTATTGGTTAAATCTAACTCATTCATTTCAATAGCCCCCTTTTTCGTAGATCAGCAACTACTAAACTACGTAAGTACGTCCAGGTTGAAGTGGTTGCGTGAACGATTCCATTACTTAAATTGTTTTCTTTTATTGCTTGATCTAAGAAACTGAATAGCAACCAGTTAGGGGCTTTGCCATGTATTTCTGTGCATTCTTCGTCATATTTTTTTAATTCCCCAAGTAAATTCTCGACATTGCTATTAAAGAAATCCTCATGACTTGCCTCTTGCTGTTTATATACCTCAGATAATTTGTAAAACTGAATCCATAACTGACTAATTGCCGATCTACAATCTTCAGTAATTTCTGTTGCCCCATGGTGTTCCTTGGAGAAATGCCACTCTGACAAAATATCTAATTTTTCCTCTACAAGTCCCAACTCTTTTTCGAAATCTTCAAAGTATGTGTCCATGTTTTTACCTC